CTAACAACTATATCCTCATTATTTTCTTCAAGTTACCAGGGGTTTGGTTAAATTCATCTTTGCTACAGGTTGAATTAAACTGATGAACGATATTTTGAATTCCGAGTCGTAGGAGGGAAAAAAAGGGAAGATCTGCAGCTCTTCCACTTGAGTTGGGCCCAAAATCGTGGTGGCGACTGGGTGGAATTCACCCCAAATGGGGTGGACGCCGCGGGCAGTATGCGGGGAACCCGAAGACACGGCAGCGAAGCTGTCCGTTTTGACGTTCTCTCAAAAAAAGGGAACGCCACCGAAGTGACGTTCCCCTCTCCCCCGGACTGCCTAGCTCTTGCTCTTGATCTGAGCCTCGAGCTTCGACAGATCCCCGCCGCCGCGAACGTAGGCCTTCTCGAGCTCATCGAGACGAACCTTCATCGTCTTGCGCTGAGCCGACGTGACGACCTGACGTGACTTGCGATAGATCACGTCGTACTCACCACGGTTCAACATCTGAACCACGGTAGCCGAGTCGTAGTGCTTCTTGAGCAACGCCAACGCCTGCTCAGCAGTTTCCGCACCCGACAGTTTCGTGTCAACGGCTTTCTCTTTCACGGTAACCTCCTTCAAGGTTAAGAAGCTAGACAAGATCGTCTACTTCATATCCTACCACTTCTCTCACGTATGGATCTAACGAACTACCCACCCTGCCTCTACAGCACCTCCTTCGACTCTTCGGACTTGGCTTGCGGCTCACTCCAGAACCGATCTACCTTCATGCCGATCAACTTGACGATCGATCCGTCGTCCTTCGTGACGCGAATCTCGAATCGTCCCTGGATCACTCCGCGGCGTACGTCGACGTGTGTGAACTTGGTCCACGGCTTCTCGTCTGCTGACACCGCTGCCTTCTTCTTTCTGACGCTCATGCTATCTCTCCCTTCTACCAGCTTCCGAATCGAATCAATCCCGAGTGATACAACCGTGTAACACGTTCCTTCAACGTCGGCTTGATCTCTGCCCAACGTTCAGCAGGCACTTCGCTATAGTCCCACTTCCAGTTTCCGAAGAACTTCGAGATCGGTTCCTTCGCTTCCAAGCCGAGATCCTCGATAACGCTGCCGATGAGATCTCCTGGACGCGTTCCGCCTGGGGCACAGTCTAGCTCGATTGATTGCTCCATTATGCTGTCTCCTTCCTACATTCCGAAGAACTTCTTCACGGCTTCGATCGCGTCCTCGTCTGACATCGGCGTGATCGAGCGATAGTCTGTCTTCCACATCTCCAACGCTTCCGTGGGATCTGTGCCTCGTGTCGTGATCGCGCGAAGCAACCTCTTATCGGCTGCTCTACGGCGACGTTCCATCTCTTGTGACTGCTTCACTCCCATGAGATATTGCAGACAACGCTCGAGTAGCTCCAGGCGTACCGTTCCGTTCATCACTCTGTCTCCTTCGTACCGAACGCATCCTTGACGATGCACATCCAATGTGCCGACACCTTGATCGCGACTTCTCTCTCCGACAACGGCTTCTTACAAATGCTACACAGGACTTCCGTCTTCGGGCTCTCCGGTTCGCAGTCGTCGTCGAAGCATCCCAACGCTCTCTCGAGAACGTCCAACGCTGTCGTCTCGATGCTCAGCTCGTCGTGATGATTCTCGATCGCGTTCTTCACCAGCTCGAACGCGAACCGAATACTAACGCTATACACGACTCCAGGCTGATCCTTGTATCGAAGCTCGGTCTCTCCTAGGTCTCTATTGTCGATCTCTACGTCTGTGTCGTCGATGTATACGACGTTCTCGTTCATGACCAATACCCTTTCTTCTCCATCCACATCCTGCTCATGTAGTGCGCACGCCGATACGCCACGCGCTTCGTGAACGATCGCTTCTCCACGGTCCAAGCTACCCAGATGACTCCCCACAGCACACACACGCATGATCCTACGAGCATATTCAACAGCATTCTATCACCTCACATCCTACCACTTCTCTTGCGTATAGATCCAACTACGCGACCCCTCACCCCCAAACAACTTTAGTTCCAACTTTAGGTTAGGACCTTTCTCAAACCTACCATGTTTTGGGGGCATGGCATTCAAACTTTCGTTTTGCAATCTTCCGTGCGGCAGTATACTTAGACGTAATCCGTTAAATCCCACTTTCACGGGGACAGCCGAAATGGCCACTTTAGGCGACAATTCTCTCACACCGACAGTCGAGTATCCTGATCCCGTGCGTCACGAGTGGCGTATGATGGCAGAGCTTCGGTTGCGTATGCCAGACATTGCGGTGAAGGAAATCGCGAAGGCCTTAGGCTACGCTTCTCACACTGTCCGGGCGTGGAGTCGCAATCCCGCGTATCAGCGGTATGAGAATTTCGTCATCAAGAAGCAGCTCGACGAGCTTCCGCCGTCCAGCCTTCCAGGCAAGACTGTTGCGCAGGTCTTCTCGGAGTATGAAGTGGAGATGGCCGAGCGACTCATCGATATTTGCCAGACTTCCTCCGACGAGAAGCTCTCGGCGCAAATCGCGCAAGATCTCCTCGACCGCGCAGGCCATGCTCCGAAGCACCGTGAGAACGTTCGTCCCCTCATTATCAATCTCGGGAATGACGTTCTGCAGATGTTCCAGCGGCGTGCACTCGAAGCAGGATTGGTTGCGATAGATGGACATACTCTCGAAGAAAGCACACGATAAGTTCTTCCGCGAGGAACTTCTCATCTCCCCTCCGACGTCAAGTCAGGGAGATGAGCTGCGTGGCTTTCTGCGCGAGAATGGAATTAAGTCGCTCTACTTCTTCGCCACCGCCATCTTGAAGTGGGACCTTCTTCAGGAAGACCCTCACCTTCCGATGTGCAGCTTCATTCAGACGCCGAACGATCCTCCGCTCGCCCGCTTCCGTAAAGTACTTCTCGTCCCTCGAGACTGTTACAAGTCGACCATCGGAAGTAAGTCTCTTCCTCTCTGGTATCTCATCCAGCCGATGCTTGAAGGGATACCCGGTCGAGAGCATCGCATTCTCCTCTGCAGCAGCGCCAGCACGAACGCGATGAAGCAGATCAAGTCGATTCAGACGCAGGTCGAGCGGAATCAAATCCTCTCGTGGGTGTATCCCGAGATCATTCCAGATCTCTCCCGGACGACGTGGACGCAATCGAACCTCCTCTTTCCGAGAGACGGGATGTATGGCGAAGACACAATCGAAGCTGCTGGTGTGGATTCCCATATTGTCAGCCGACATTACACCATCCAAATCAAGGACGACCTCGAAGACAAGCAGAGCTTCGAACAGCCCTCTGTGCGAGAGAAGGTCAAGTCCTTCTACAAAAGCGCGGAAGCGCTCTTCGTCGACGAGCAAACGTCGATAGACATCCTCATCGGGACTCGTTGGGGAATTGACGACCTCTACGCGGATATTAAGGAGAGTGAGAGTGGGACATATGCCTTTTACACACGGCCGTTGCACTGGACTCAGGAAGATCTCAAGCGGGACATTCGTCAGGCGGAGGAAGTAGGGAAGCCTCCTATCTACGACATGATCCCTGAGGAAAGTGCTCCGGAAGAGAATAAGACGTACTATTTCTTCCCTAAGCTTTTTCCTGAGGAGTCATGCGAGAGAATCAAACGGAAGCAGGGATCGTTCATGTACAGCATGCTCTATATGAACAATCCAAGGGATCCGGCTCTGGCGGAATTTCGCGAGACGGATCTTCGCTACTTCTCTTTCGACAAGGAAGGGAACCTGGTCATCGAGGACACGGACAACGCAAAGTTCGACACCGTATCCTTCGACAGCCTTACTCGTGTCATGTTCTGGGATCCTGCACTTGCGGAACGCGAGCTCAAGAAACGCAGCCGCAACGCGATGATTGTGATGGCGCGGGACAACCGCAGTCGCCTCTTCATTCTCGACGCTTACGCGGAGTATAAGAATCCCGGGTTTCTCTTCTCGAAGTTCATCTCCCTGCACCAGAAGCATCGCGTGCATAAGGCCGCTATTGAGGATGCCGGATTCCAGCGCATCCTCAAGTTCCCTCTCTACCAGCGAATGAAAGAGTTGAACTACCACTTCCCGGTAGAGGGTGAGCCGCCGATCGGAGATAAGGATGCTAGAATTCGTAGCCTCATTCCCTACGTCGAGACTCACGACCTTTTCATTCGACGGGGGCTCACGGACTTTGTTGAGGAGATTAGAGGATTTCCTGTTTTCCCGACCAAGGACCTGGTCGATGGAGCAGCAGCTTGTCTTGCCGTTCTCAGCAAAGCTGGAGACGCTAAACAGACTGCTTCAAGTCCCTTCCAAGCACGACATCACCGACACCTTCAAGCAGTGAACGACCAGGCGCTCTCAACGCGTAGTCCAATGACGGGGTATTAATATGGCGAAACGCCAAGTGAAACTCGATGACGAAGAACTGGAGAAGGACGATGCCGAATCCCAAGAAAAGCCGAAGAGGAAGCAAGCCCCGAAAAAGCGCAAAGCGGTCGTAGCGGCGGCAAAGCCGAAGAAGGAAGAGGCTCCGAAGAAGGCGAAGAGTGATCGTCCGATGAGCGTCGGCGGGATTATCATCAAGACCGCGGCAGAGCGCCAGTCATGGGAGAAGGATGCTCCGTGGCACCGGAAGAACAATTCGGAGTCGAGGTTCAGAGACCATGCCCCAGATCGTCGCACCAAAGATTGAGCTGACCGAGGAGCAGGAGAAGGCGTTAGAAGCGCAGGTTCACGCCGCGCTTACGGACGCTCTCACCGTCCATTCTCACCGGGAAGATCACCTTGCCTCGCTCCTGAAGGCGTATAAGAGAGTGCCTGAGCACACCTCGAAGGACTTCCCTTGGCCAGGCGCCTCGAACGTCGTTGTGCCCCTCGTTCAGATCGTCGTGGATGCCATTGTTGCCCGCCTGATGAAGAGCGTCTTCGGCGTCAAGCAGCAGTTCGAGGTCGAAGTCAAGAGCCCGGAGTGGGAGCCCAAGGAAAAGGACATCCGGGACTGGTGCGAACACTTCTTCAGCGTTAGCGGAAGTCGCGATCGTCTCCGCGGAATCTTTTACGACCTCGCGCTTTACGGTGAAGCCATCGTCAAGCCGATGTGGGTTGAGAAGAAACGCGTCATGCACCAGTACGATCAGACTGGGCAGATGGTCGAGAAGGAGATCGTGGACTATGAAGGACCGGTCTGGCATACGCCGGCTCCTGCTGACATCATCGATCCTCATGGTTTTGATGAGTGGGATGAGTTGCCCTGGGTCGCTGAGAGGCTGCGTTATACGAAAGGCGTTCTCATCCGAGACGCAGAAGACCTCGGGTATGAGAATATCGAGGAAATTGTCTCACATGCCCGGCCCCGTGACGACGCTCGGTATAAGATGAGTGCGGAGGTCCAGCATAAGGAAGGGGAAGTTCAGAACCCCGACTGGCCCATCACGCTCTACGAGATGTGGGGCTACCTCGAAATTCCTCTGACATACGAAACAGGTGCTGGCGAGCCTTCGAAGGAGACGACGAAGTGGTGTGAGGTCATTCTCACCTACAACCTCGAGGCGCGGAAGTTCGTGAAGAAGGTCTACAACCCCTTCTTTGGTCGTGCCCGCTTCCTTCGAAAAATCCCTTACCTTGTCCAGGCGCACGAAGTCCATGGTCTTGGTGCCGCAGAACAAGCGCTTCCCTTTCAGATTCAAGCGAGCACCGTCCACAACCAAATTATCGACGCAGCCACTGCCGCCAACGGCGGCATAACGATTGCGAGTCCCGAGTCGAACATCGGGGCAGGCGAGCGAGTGCATCCTGGCAAAACGATCGTGGATCCGAACCCGGATAAGGTGAGGATCCTCCATCTTGCGGAAGCCAGCAGCACTTTGCAAAACATGCTCCCCCAGATCATTCGACTTGCGGAGACCTCGACAGGCGTGTCCGCATATAATCTAGGCATGGAGAGCGCCATCGTTGGCAGTCAGGCTACAGCAACTGGTACTACGGCCCTGATCAACGAGGGTAACCAGAGATTCTGGGTCTCCATCGATGATATT